CCTTGCAGAGCTTGGCATAGAAGCATTAGAAGATAACTGTGGTCAGAAACCTGAGCGCTTGTGGTATGGCAATACCAATGCCATATGGCAGATCAATAGTGATGCATCTATACCTGACTTTCTTCTAGAAGATATTGACTATGAAGAGTCAGTTGATTTTGTTGCTGCTGACATTACCGATGTCGATGTAAAGCGCTGCCAGTGGCTGCTAGATAGCTTCCTAGTGCCATCAGAAGATGGTGAGTATGAAGAATACTATGTACCTGTAATGGCTGCTTGTGCTGCCATTGGTCAGCCAGTATTCAACAACTGGGTTGATTGGGTACTGCGTGGTCACCACGGTGAAAAGCCTGAAAATACTAAGGCTTTTAAATGGCAAGGTCTCGGTAAACACTCTGGCCCTGCTAAATTATATTCGCTTGCAAAGAAGCAAGATCGCAACTGGACATCACAGTTGCCACCAGACTTAAGGTTTGGTGCTGTAGGTTCAGCCGTTGGATATACAGAATTCGATGCGCTACCTAATTTTGATGACGTAATAATTTCAATGGAGAAGCCTATGGATCCTGAGTTTGAGCCCGTACCTGATGCGTCTCAAGCAGTCACTAAAAAGTCTGGAAGACCTAAAAAGTCCAGCAGTGATGCCGCTAAGGAGCGTGAAACTGACGTCAAAAAAGTTTGTGAGATTCTCACAGACTTACGTAAAAACTTGCTTACTGGAGCAATTGAATACACTGACACTAAAGGCAAGACAGTAGAGCTACAAGGTAATGACCTTGAGCTTATGACTACCAAGCTTGCTTGTGAGCACGGTGTTTACATACCTGAGATGCGTATTAAAGCAGCTATTCAATATGCTGCTGGCAAAAATAAGTACTGTCCAATTGTTCGATACTTAGATGGTTGTGTAGCTAAGGCTAAACCGCATCCTGATTGGGACAAGCTCGGTGAAGTCTTTCTCGGTAACCCACATCATCTAGCAACGCTGGCTATGCAGCGGATGATGATTGGTGCTGTTGCTCGTGCGTATAACCCTGGCTGCAGTATGTCTTGGTTGCCAATCCTTGTGGGTGCACAGGGTGTTGGTAAGTCTATGTTCAGCCGCAGTCTTGTACCAGAGAAGTTGTTTGCTGAAGTCAGTACTCCACTAGAGACACTGATGAAAGAGCAGTACAGACTTCACGTCGCTTGGATGCTTGAGCTTCCAGAAATCGATCACTTCTTTCAATCTCGCAACATCGAGAACTTTAAGAACCTGATTACTACGCGCTGCGATGAAGTTCGCAGACCATACGCAATGCTTCCTGAGCGTTTGCTTAGGCGCTTTGTAATGATCGGTACTACCAATCGCAACCAGTTCCTGGTAGACAGTACTGGTAATCGCCGCTTTGTTCCTCTAGAAATTGGTTCAAACTTTCTTATTCCATGGACCCAATTAGCAGAAGAACGTGATAATCTATGGGCAGCCGCGATTATGGCTTACCGTAATGGCGATGCCTATGAATTCAATAGCGGCGAGATTGCACAGATCTCTGAATACATTCAAGAGTTTGGTGACCCTGATCCTTGGACTGAAAAGATAAGTGCATACTGCTCTAATAGAGAAGAGGTTACTGCAGCTGATGTTCTTACTAAAGCTCTTGACCTTGACCCTAGACAGCAAGGTAGACGTGAAGCACGACGTGTAGCTGATGTCCTACAGACATTGAACTGGCGTCGATTAAATACTTCACGTAAAGATCCTGCTTCTGGAAAAACAAAGTCTGTTCGTCTTTGGATTCGACCCAAAGATGATCCCTTGACTGAAAGCCATATCCTCAACGACTTCTAATCATGAAAGCAAAAGATATTCAAATTGGTTTGCGCGTACGCGTTGCATCAAATGGCAGGTCTGCACTTGTTGTAGGCAAGCCTGAGTACTACACACCACGAGCCAAGCTAGTGCGTATTAAGTACGAGAACTCAACTCGCTACGAATATATGATCAATCATCAAATTGAACCGCTGCCTCAAGATGAGCAATACCCTGATCTCGGTGGTAGCTATGTAAAACCTGAAGGAGATTTCTAATGGCAGAAGCACAGCCTAGTAAAAAAAGAGGCGGCCATGCATACGGCAGACGGCATCAACAAATGTCTAATACTGCTGAAGAAGGTGAGCTTTGCATTTATCACGGACACTCACTTGGTAGATTCTCTTCTCATTCAATGAGGTATGACAGTCATCAAGCTTGTGTGCGCTGTGTTGCTACAGCTAGAGAAGGGATGCTGTCTTTTGATATTGAACGGCTACTAAAAAAATATAGAGTTAAAGCACTTAAATTCTGGTCACAAGTTGACATTGGTCAGCCGGACGAATGTTGGGATTGGCTAGGAACAATTAACCCTAGAACTAAACAGCCTCAGTTTTCTTGGCGTAGAAGTGGAATCAGCACTTCAACACAGCATCATCCTCAACGAGTTGCTATGTGGCTAACATGGGGAGATCTAGGATTCACAGGTGTAAAAACTACTTGTGGCAACAAATATTGTTGCAATCCTTTTCACCTTATTCCCCAACATGTAGGAGTGTTTGTTGATCAAGATAGTTATTTAGATTCATTTGAGCTTGCATGTCAGCTGCATACATTAAAGCTGCAGGTCGCTGAGTTTGCTATTGAAGAAGCACTTAAAGAACAAGAAAAAGAAAGCGTTTCAGCTGAAATTGATCAACGTGCTGCACTATTAATGAGTCCAGATACTGGCTTTGGTGACAGGTTTACCGCAGTTATGACTGACCTTCTTTCCGGTCAACACATTTCTCAAGCAGAGCCTGATGATCCAAGTTTATTTAAAAATCCTACTGACAATGAATCGGGTGATGAAAACCCCACAAATGATTTTTAAATCAATTATCCTTATCAAAGAGTCATTGAATTATGTCACGTAGAACAGATTTATTGCAACAACTTCTTCAATCAGATAAGTTTGGTGAAGAGAAAGAAAACGAGCAAAAATTTCTTGCAGCAACAGCAGAGTTAATTCTTACAGATTTAATTTCTATTGCTATTCGAGGAGTAGAGCAAAGGGGCGCAGGCACTTTGGTCATTAATTTGCAAAACGACTCAACTACTTACATGAGTGGAAGTGATATTGAGTCAGATATTATTGTTGCAGAATCTGAACGTGACGAAGAAGTATTAAAGTTCTTGCGAGATGTAATGGACAAAATTGATACTAATGACTGGTCAAAAACTGTCTTAATTACACTAATAAGCGATGCTGGAACAAGAACATTTGCTGTCGAAGCAGGAGGGAGCCAAGAAAGCCTCCGAGCGATCACAGAAGAATTTAGCGGATAAACTAAAGTCGTCTGGCTTAAAGCTTCCTCTGTATCCGCCTCCTTCAATTATTGAAAGAGCACGCACAGTAATGGGTCGCATTGATTATGACCCAACTTCTGATGCAGTTCAACAAGTCTTAGTTGATGCAACTTCAGTACCTTCTTTAGAAGCTAATCCACTGAAAGATCATTGGCATGGCAATGTTTTTGTAGCACCTAAAGGAGCAGTGCGTACCAATCGCATTTGGTTAAATAAAACTATTAATGAATATCGAAATCATCACATTAATAGCTTTGTATTTTTTACAAATGCAAGTGAAATTCTACGTGCTGCTCCTGTAATTTTTGATTATCCTTTATGCATTCCATTTAAACGTGTTAAACAGCTCAAAGCAACCTCAGAAGGATTCGAACCTATCTCTCCTTCAATGTGGAATGTTGTTATTTATGGTCCTCCTATTGAAACTACAGTCAGTAGTATCGATAGAATCAGCCTTTTTTATAATACTTTCCGTGATATCGGTAGGGTATGCTTTAATGAATACGCTGGAGATTCTTGGCAACGTGACTTAGATTATTACGAAGAACATAAGGGGGAAGTTTGATGGGTAAGCTTCCAGTTAGCAGCTTTGTTAAATTCCCTTCTGGTGCAGAGCTGCATCCCTGGAGGTTGATTCATAGAGATGGAACGATTTCCTGGAAGCAGGCAATCATGCAGTCAAATGGCGAGTTACATGTACCTACTTGTTTAGCTCATGAAGCGCATATAGTAAAAACAGCTCAACGTATTGAAGAGTTGAACTGCTGGGTTTCTCAAAACCTAGAGCCTTGGGAATGTTTGCAACCTAAAAAATGGTACACAATTAATGATGAGCACAAGCCATATGCTGAGGGATATGCTTGCTGTGTTTTTCACATGGTTCTGCCTATTGAAAAAGTAGCAAAAGCTCTAGAGCCTCATATTCAATCACATGAAACTTTAGAGCTTAGAGATGAATGCATCTATTTTTGCAGATGCTAAGGCCGGCTAACGCCGGCTTTAAGAATTAGTGTCAACACTAAGCTTATCAATAAGCCTTTCTAAATACCATTTAGCTTTGCGTGCATCTTCACGCGGATTATCTTTGTTCCACATTCGTAAGATGTATTTGATTACTTGTGCTTGAAGTACAGCAGTTGTTTTTGTAGGTGCATCTTCAACAGCATCTTCAATTACATCAATGACTTCAACACGACCACGAGTATAATGCGATGGATGATCTACTCTATCTGTAATAATCTCTTTAAAGATTGATTTTTGTTTATTCTCGTATGGTATTGCTGAACAATCAAAATCATCAAAATTAGAATACGCCATGCCTCATTTCATAAGTTTCTTTCTTACTATAAAGAAGAACAAATAGAATCGTGAGATATGAAAGCTAAAAAGACTTTCTACGACCCAACTTTTATACCTAATAAAGACCGATACTTTATGAGTATCGCTAAACAAGTAGCAACAGGTTCTAACCACCCAATTGCAAATGGTGGCTGTATTATTATCCGAGGCAATGAGATACTTGCTGATGGTCGTAGCTTGCTGGCTGAATGCAAAGTAGAAATTGATTGTCTTACTTATGCAATAGGCACAGCATCAAAACGAGGTACACCATTAGCAGGTGCAACTGTCTACACTACAAGGTATCCATTTAGTGCATCTGTCTTTCAGTTGTACTTAATGGGTATCAAAAAAATTGTAGTGCTTGCACACGAATGGGAACCTTATTACAAAGATGAATTTAGAAGAGCAGCTCGCTTAGCTAGAGAACTATTAATTTCTATTGAACCATTATTTGAAGATGACGACGAAAGATTTGCAACAAACAATCAAGACAGAGAAGAAGAGTTCAAAGACAAAGACCTCTACACGTTTAGCCCGGCAGAAGCAGATGGCATCAGCACTGAAAGATACGACGAACAAATCAATGACTCAAACGACATTACTCTTTGACCTTGAATCAACTGGCCTTCTGCGTCAAGGTTCTCAGTTGCACTGCATTGTTGCACGCAATGTAGATACTAATGAGACCCTTGTATGGGATAAAGTCAAAGACAATCTTGATATCGGTATTGAACAGTTACGCACTGCTGACGTACTCGTTGGTCACAATATTGCTAGCTATGATATTCCTTTGATTCAAGAGCTATATGACTTCAATCCTCAAGGTCAAATTATCGACACGCTCGTTCTTAGTCGGCTTTTTTATCCTCACATTAGCGATAGGGACTTCGAGCGTCGTCCTATTGGAATGCCTCAGAGACTCTATGGTCGTCACTCCCTAGAGGCTTGGGGCCACAGACTTAAGTGCTTCA